CTCTTCTTGTATAATTTGCTCTAAATCCATGTATAATTCCTCATTTTTAAAGCCTTTACAAGCACTTGGAGTAGGTCTACACCGCGGTTTTTTCGATCTTGTCTCACCACCGGAGCGGCCGCAGGCTTTACACTTGCCATCACGACAGGTATTGCAGTCAACCCAGCCGCCTTTTTTGCCGGGTGCACCCTTGCGTTTAAACCAATCACCTAAATTCTTCTCCGAACTCGGTTTTTTGGTTAATTTACGCTTTTTTTCATCGAGATTTCCATAAAGATCATTCATTCTTAAACATTTCCAAAGCTTTCTCCAGTAAATAGATCGGAATTTCACTATTGGCTATGTCTTTTATCTCATCAATAGTTGCCCATTTATAATCATCATGTTCGATATCGTCTGTTTTTGGGTTTGGAATGTTAACATCAACGGTACCGCTCCAAATTTGGGTTAAAAAATAGTATTTTTTGGGCTTAGCTTCACCCAAATAAATCAAGTTTTTTATATGACAAGCCAATCCCGTCTCTTCTAAAAGTTCTCTCACAGCGCCGGCTTCAAACGAATCGTCTTCTTCGTCGATGTGACCCCCTGGAATAGTCCACTGCCCACCGCGCTCATCGATATTAGATCGCCGTATAATGAGAAACCGTTGTTTGTCATCTAAGCAAGCAACGATCCCCGCATCCTTAAGTTCATTGCCTGAGCAAAGCCTATTTATCGGCATGCTCTTGGCTTTTCTGGCAAACTAACACACAATATAGTCAGCGCTAAATCGATATCTAGATTCTGTATTGGAGAAACCCATACAATATTTTCTTGGATCTGCAGCGCCGGGCGCTTTTCTACATCGACCGCCCACAAAACTCCGATCACTCGACCGTCCGGATCATATATAACGGATCCACTACACCCAAACCATCCATAAGTTTGTAGAATAATTTGTCTGCCGGACTCTGGGTGTGTTTCGAACCCGGCCACGTGCCCCCTGAAGCTCAAAAGACTATGCCACGAGGGGTACCCGGAATAGGTGATGGCTTGACCTACATCGATTAGCTCGGTTCTAGGTCTCCACTTCATTGGTTCGGCATGCTTAAAATGATTCGGCACATATAACAGTGACATGTCATTAAGAGGATCTTTATAAACAAGTACTCCCCACTGCTTTTCAGTCTCTGTTGTCAACAAATAGGCTTGACCCAAAGATCCGTTAGCAACGTGGTGTGCAGTTAGAACAAGCACTACATCTTTATACTTGATTAACCCGCCGGTACCATGACCGGTGTCTGTTACCACACGAATAGAAGATTGCCTAATCTTCTGTTCGATCGAACTAAGTGAGTTGCTTATTTGTGTTGTTATATGCGGGCTAGTCTGTATCGCAGCCGCCGGCGATGCGTACGTTACAGTTGATAATAACATCGCGATCGCACCCAATAATACTTTTTTCATTTCTCTTCTCCCTTAAAAATTATAAATCGAGTACTCAATAGAGCAATATTAATAATTGATAAGCAAGCTAAGCTGATCGTACTGTTCAAAACACCTACAATAAAAATCCCAACATTTATAATTATAGCGATCTGACACAGAAATGTAATTAAATTGTGCAAACGAGTCCCTTCTTCTTTTAATTAGCGGTCCCGATAGCAATTTGAAATAATTTCCACCCACTCGATAGATATCGGCGAGATTACGCCGGTTTTTAAGAAGTATATGGTTGTTTCCGGAAATATTTTTAGTTGGTGACTGGTTAGCGCTTCGATGTCGTTGATTACAATCCCGTACGTCTCCGTAGCATGATTAATCACCTTTACCAAATCGCCCTTCTGAGGCGCCGATCGAATTAACCTGCGTTGATCTTCTCGTTCATCCAACTAACAGCCTCCTCGTACGATTCAAATAACTCAGAAAGACCCTCAATGTAGTTGTTGGTTGCCGCTTCCAGCGCAGCCCACTGCCATTTCCAGCTGGTTTCTTTTGAATAGACTAACCCACCACCCAGATTTCTCTTATTAGTGTTAATCTTCTTTTTTTGAATTATCGCTGCCAAGACGCGACTCTTGGCATGTTGAAACCGTTCTTCATCGGTTACTTCAATTCGCTTTTGAGCCAAATTGGCATCAACGATTTTAAAATCGAATTTTTTTATTCTTTCTCCATATTCTTCGATTAAATAATTGATCTCAAATTGATTAAATTGATCGTCGGCTTCTGTCTGATCCCCTTCATGCATAAACGTGTATATCGGAGCTTTCGCCCTCTTACCGCTTTTAAATAATTTATAGACATTCCAATTAGAACTCATGTTCGTCTCCTTTGGCTGAGTAGTGTGTAAGCATACCAACAACAATCGAAAGTTTCATACCTTCTTCCTCAAGTATAGTTGATAAAGGAACATTTGTCGGATCTTCCGCGTAACGATCGACATTCTTAATCCAACTAACATGCCAAAAATACATGTCATCATAAATCATATCAATGCGCCTTTCGCGCTCGAGCAGCAATGCAACGAATCCCGTGGTTTCATCAACCACCAAATCTCCTACTCTTAGTATAACACCTTTTAGTGCAGTCTGCAAGTCCTCCATTACACTATTCTCGTTTTTCTACTATAAATGTTCCGGTACGTATTAAATTAAGTAGCCCACTTTCGGTGTAGGGTTGATACCTACTCATAGCGCCGTTAGCAGTCGGATTCGGACCGGTCCAGTATAATTCCCATGCCCATAAATTAATTAACTGATCTCCGTTATCATCCAGCAGATCAGCATATATGCTATAGCGCGAAACCAGCAAGCCAACGTCACCAGTGGCCACGTCAACAATAATATCGCCTACACTTAAATTAATATCCACATAAGTAAGTAGAGGATATTTATCTTGGAATCGATTGCCTAATGCGTTGAGCGTGCATACAAGCCAAAATATGGTCTTCAATTGATCGATCGGGCGCAAGATCGGTATTAATTATGCATACGTTGTTGGGCAAGATAAGCGCCGGGATTGGGGATTTAGCAGCGCGCAACGCATCCCGGGGAGGAATAGTTTGAGTATATGATGGTTGTCGATATGAGCGCTCAGCGCCGCCGTTTCTCCGCGCCAAATTTTTGCCGCCAGATTTTCCTGTTTCCACCGCAGGAATATCGACTATAACTGCCGCATTTGCTGCTTCTTCGGGCATGCCAATCGCCCATGCACCACATGCAGACAACGTTATAAGAGTGAATATATATTTCATGGAAGTACCTTCTGCTTTAAGCCGCAATAAGTAGTCTGCTTATTTGTTAATGATTCTATAATGACCACCATTTTCCCACCGCACCCAAACATGCTTGCCGGTCTTGGGGTAGTGCACGTGCATCATGCCGGTTTGATCATCGATCTCGTGCACAAATCCCAGCGATCGGTCATTCCGCCAGGCGTCTTTAATCCATGAGCCAACCGCGGCCGCAGCATTATTAGGTTGCAATTTAAACCTTAATTCGATCGATAATATATGGATGGTGGAAAGAAAGATCTTTGTACAATTTCTTGATGACCTTCTTAGCAATTTCGCCAATGTCTGCCTTGGTGTCCTTAGACTTAAGGGCTGCAGCAAGCTCATCCGCAAGCACACTCTTAAGCTCGCGCTTAATCTGCTTATCCAACTCTGTACCAATCATCTTCTTGATATCTGATTTTTCATCAGCAGAAAGCTTTTCGTTGATGAGAGCAGCGACAGATTGTTTAGAAACATGCATATTGTAAATAGTCCACTTAATACATTATACCCCAGGTCACTGCGAATTGCAACATGTTTTGAAACTAATTCATCTTTAAGTTAATGCATGCTGCAGCTACGGTATGATCTGGTATGCATGCTGAAGAATTTCATGGGAATCCTTATAACCCGGGGCTAATCCTATGCGCGCTTTCTACCTTAATTAAGTGGTACTCATTAAACATGCCGCGATCGCTATAGTGCACGTGCATTAAATAGATCCGTAGAAGTACACTTCCACCTTTCCATCAGGGCGCCTCTCACAGTACCCTGTCCAATCGCAAAATATCGTGGCTGGTGCTGCCTCTAGATTAAACGTACGCGTCGCTGACGGCGAATTCTCGCAGTGTGCCCACCCCTTACCGTTCAAGCTACAGGACCACCGAATTCGTGAGTCGCACTTAGGGCACCGGTAGAGAGCGTACGTACGTGCCATGGTTGCAGTTTTGCGGTCGTCCATATACTAACTATGCTTAAGCTGGGAATATTTTACGGGCGGATTTTTATACATTGTCATATGCGGTAGTCTGGTTTTTTTATTAGTGATATCGCACAGGGACTAAGATCGCTCACACAGCCACCGATCGGCCGAGACATACATTCCGGGTAGGGGGGGAGGGGGTACCCCGTATTGTTAACACAATATTGACAGCGTGTTAAAAGGTTGTCAAGCATGTGATTGTCAATTGATTGTCAATACATTGGTTGTCAATCATATGTTAAATCTATCATGGATGGTTCTTCTCTTTGTTATACCTGAACGTTAATAGCTGCGCTTGGATATAGATTGTAACGATGATGGGGGACCATGCTACAAGGTGCAGGCTTTTAAGTATTATATTATGTACTCTCGGATGCTTTTCTCGCGCCCGTCGCATGCGCTCTCGAATCTGTCGCATATATTCCTCTCCCTTTAAGTTAAACGTTAACTAAGTATGTGATATCGTTAGACATTTTATTTAATGTATCATCGAATATGTGTCGGCGTAACACGGCGTTACATGCCTACAATGGAGAGGTCAACGATTGAGGCGCAGACGTACAGCAGGATGAAGGAGGCTACGAGCCCGACGGCAGCAATGCCATCGAGGACTTTATCTGTGGGGGTATACATACAGTTTTCCATTATTAGTATAGCACACGTGAAGGCCACATGCAAGCCGTTTGTCAAAGGTATGTCAAAAGAATCAGCAGCATGCTGTCAAAAGAATGTTAATTAATGTCTATCGCATGCTGTCAAATTGCTGTCAATTGTGGGACACTGCGGCGCTATGTCAAAAGAATGTCAAAAGAATAGTGCTTGACAGTGTGTGTCCGGATAGGTATAAAGCCCCACCGCAGATCCGCCGCACTTACAAAACATTATATAAGCACAGGCTACCACGAACCACCACACCAGCCCACTTTAACCCACCAGCTACCACCGGCGCACAATGTGCATCACAGTGCTAAGCACAGTGTTAAGGGTTCTGTCTTATAAGGGTATCGATAACAATACATGTGATTGCTGACCCTACTACCAGACCTGATATAAAGATAGACATTGTTTTGTTAGTCCTTTGTAATAGCTATTAGCATTTATATTGTATACTCTCGGGATCATTCTTGTTCTGTGCCGTTATCGCCGATGGCTTCAACCGGGCATGCGCTTAGTGCGTTGTAGCATTGTTCTAGTTCTTCGTCAGTTTGTGGCTGCTTAAAACATATGTCATGGGTGTTATGATCGCTAATGCGAAAGTTATCGGGTGCCTCATCTGTGCATGCTGAACACAGGATGCACTCAATATCAACGTAGAAGCTTAGCTTCTTTCCGTTAAACTCTACTGAAGTCATGTCATTGTCTTTATATTTATCTTTGGGATTGGCCACTACTTGATCTTCCTTGCTTTCATGATTTGGCGTTCTTCGGCGAAGACCGTTTCGGCTCTGCCTATTGGCAATAGCTTATATATCTTGGATCCCTTGGCTGCTGAGACGATAGGCAGGGCATTAACGGCGACAACGATACAAGGCTTGCCGCCGCAGGCATGTTTAAGGGGAAAGTTACCGACGCGCGCTGTAACATAGGAACCCACCAGATATTTAGGTTCAGCCTTATGCTGTTGCAATACCTTCTGGGCATACTTGTTCTTCGTCAGTTTGTTGTACTCGGCATAGGTTGGTACAAAATCTTTAACTTCTAAAATCTTATCTACCAGACTCCCAAAATATGTTGTGGGCTTGTAATACCGAGCTATCACTATAATATCGTCATACATACCATTTTTGTTTTCTTTATAGTCGGCGATAAAGCTTAGACGGCTGATCATTGCCTCATCATTATGCTCGAACTCTATCTTCTCTAAAACTTCGATCTGGCTTTTGGAAAGATGCCGACCGGCAACGATATGACCGCGCAAGCTTTCAACGTAGCCGGCAGCCCATGATGTCGGTTCGGTGCGCGCGCGGAGGCTCTCTAAGCGTGATATCATGCCGGCGCCTTTAGCGGTGTTTGCGGCTACGTTCTGAGGGCTGTACCGATCTTCTAGAGTCTTAACCCAGGCGACGCGCCCAGAGGTTAGAGATCCTTTACGCTCGTAGTAACTTAATAGGCTTTCGGCGAACCCTCGATCGCTCGGCGAGATTGACGGATTAGAAACAAGATCCTGAAGGCGGTTGCGGTAAGTGCGGCGAGGCATGCGATAGCTCCTTGGGTATGATATAAGTATATCAGAAAGGCAGGTAAAGGTAAAATGATCTTTGTAAAAAAGGTGTTATGAGTTGTTTGCTTCTTTCTCGGCGGCTTCTCTCTCGAGTTGGGCGAGATCCGCAGCCACATCCGCCATCGTCATTTTGCGGGTCTTGGTGCGCTTGGTTTGCGCGCGATCAAGTTGTCCCCAGCGCCGCGAGTTGGTTGGGTGCTCGCTAATGTGCAGATCGGTGATGCCCAGCGCCTTCATTCGGCGAAACATCTCGCGGGTAGGCTTATGGCTGTCTGGCTTGGTCAAGACGGTTTCATAGCCGTCGATCTTGCCTGAGTCGTTGATAAAAACGTGAGTGCGAGAAACGTAAAACTTCATAGATATATCTCCTTACTTGATATGCTACCATTATACCAGAAAAACTGGCGATTGTCAACAACTAAGTTGTCAAGTGAATGTCAGAGCTATCTGACCTCTTTGATATTCAAGGGCATAATGGCGTTCACCGGAAGCTCAACAAGACGCGCAGCCTCGTGACTATCGCGTGCCTTGACAATGCGGGTTGCGCGTGGTCGCATCGGCTCACGGAGGTGAAAGGTGACGCGGAAGGATTTGAGGGGTTGATCTTGAGTGCGATCCATGTAGTTCTCCTTACTTGGTATACCCATTATACCATTAAAAGTGGGTGATTGTCAACAACTAAATTGTCAAGAGAGTGTAAGGTGTTCTAAGAACATTTCGTGGAACTTCAAACGAAAACTGGTGCCGAGAAAAACGACGGTATAAGAAT